CTAAATTGTTTTTATAACTGATATCTATTAAATTATGATTATTGGTTATCACCCTACACTGTAAGGCTTTATTTATAGTAAGTGTGCTCTTACTGTAGTTCTAACTATAATTTATTGAATAAGCCAGGAAACATCCTTCCCAGCCGCAACGTTTAATTTCTCATAGCCATCATCCGATTGTAAAATCTTAATAACTTGCGCTTCTGTAAATAAAGGTTGAAACGGGAGAGTTTCAGCAATGATATTCGTTAACCTCTTAAACAAACTAGGAGAGTGTATATAAGCCTCAACTTGCACTGATCTTGCTTTACCTCCTAAAACTTCATCTACATCCTTACTACAATCCATCCACTGCAGAGTATTCATAATCGTATCGACTGATAATAAACCAACATATCCTGATAGCGTGGGGTGTTCCCTCAAATGTCTCTTAAGAAAGGACAACTTATCAAAACTTTGTGATGGAGATGTGATAGGCGTTTTATCTCCATTCGTACAATCCATTCCTAATGATTCAGCAACTTCCTTAACTGTAAACAAATTAAAAACTTTCGCCATAGGACCACTTGATCCCATAATTTTATCATCACCCATTACATAGTCTACAACCGAATAAAAATCTTCAACAGTAGGATCTTCCTTATTTCTAAAAATCGTCAGAGCCGTAATACACTTATTGATTAAACAATTAATCAATAATGTTACCCACGTTCCAGATGGGATACCGTGAGTGGTGGCCCAAAGCTCATCATTAATGATCACCATCGACTTCGATATTGTAACGCACAGCCACTCTAATATATGACCATTATTGCCATCATAGAACTCACCAAAAACCTCAAAAATTAATTCAATCAATAATGCTATTACTGAACCATCCCATTTTCCAAAATCCGCATCTCCTAAAATTTCTTCTAGAAGCAATTTCTTAGCCAAAACGTCCACATCCTTGAAAGGATTGAAACCAACGCAAACACCCGTTTCATGACGGTTCTGCGCGAAATGTTTCAATAATTTCCCAAAAATTTTCTTAGTCCACCAAATATGACCTAGCGGCATAACACGAAAGGTTCGAGGTGTATCAATCTTACTTTCCTTACGCAATTCATCCTTAAGCGCCTCCCTAGAGACAAAATACTCATAATCATACTCCTTATTTCTAGCTTGTTGGTCTACTTTTTCAAATAACTTACGTGCTTTATCACTAATAACCTTATTTTCGAAATCAAAATATGACTCTTTCCCTTTTTCACAAAAAGCTCCATTACTGGAGTCTTTATTCAATGCTTTGACGTAATCACCGCCAAAAGCGACTTCTTGATCATCTAAATCATCAAAACGAGTCATCATAGATCGAAGACAATCCTTGATATACCTCCTCTCTTCTACTGTTATTACTCCTTGGTGCTTAAATGTTTTAAGAGCCAGATCGCTAAGCTTTTGTTTAACCGATCCATTTTTATCCTTAAAATTGGGAGGGGCCTTCTTATCTACCTTATCTATAGGGACAGATGATAACATTCTATCATCTACTAACGCTTTTTCTAATTCCCTAATTCCAGCATGATTTTCGCGATGAAAAACAGTCTTAACAAGGGCGGTCTCACCACCAACGTGGTTGTACTCCAATTTATTCTCATATCGTAGTCGTACTCCGGATATACTTGGTCGAATCTTTTCGTCAATTTCATACTTAGGTTCATAACCCGTTAACATTAACTCTCTTATTTCTTCCTTAACTAGAAGTGATGGTTGAACACAAAATCCATGCTCAACACCTCCTGCTACGTGAAATCCTATAATGCCATCATCAGCTGATACTAAAACAGTGCCGCATGCACCTGATCTTGAAAAATTGGTAATAAAACCAGAGTCAACCTCATGTTCGTATCTAACAGCATATTTACTATACTTAACCATTTCATTATTGCGCACTACAGAAGAACCATACAAAACAGGTTTAATGCCAGTTGAATTAACTAAGTACAAAAGAGGATTTGTACATCTAGCTACTTTATTATAACCAAATAAG